GCTGTCGCGAGTCAGCCTCTTCGCTTGTACGTTCGGAATAAGAGCCAGTCGACGAAACTCTGGAACACTCGCAAGGCTTCGCGCCGCACGAAGGCATATCTCTTTGGAGATCTCGAAGAGCGGCCGAGCCGATACGCGCTCACGAAGGCCGCAGAGTACGGCGACGACTTCGAGGTCGTCGATGACGCGCATCCGATCCTCCAGTTGCTCTCGAAGGTCAATCCGTATCAGAACGGATTCGATGCGACAGTTCTTCGCGTTCTGTACGGAGAGTTGACGGGCAACTCCTACGTCCATCCAGTCATCGATCAGCGTCTCGGCGTTCCGGTGCAACTCTGGACGATGCCTTCGCAATTCGTTGAAGTCGTTCCCGGTCAGCAAGGCGAAGACTTCGTCAAGGCATATCGCTACGGCGCGACCGAGGAGCAGAAGCGCGAGAACACATACGCGCCGGATGAAGTGATCCATTTCAAGCGACCGAATCCGGCGGATATGTACTACGGGATCGGCAAGGTCGAGGCCGCTTGGGGCGCGATCATGGCGAACGAAGCGATCCATGAGATGGATGTCGCGTTCTTCGCGAACAAGGCGCGGCCTGACTATCTCCTCGTCGTGAAGTCGCCTGCACACGACGACGAACTCGAACGGCTCGAAGTCTCGATCGACGAGAAACTTCGCGGATCGAAGCGGACTGGCCGCTTCCTCACGACGACGGCAGACATCGACCTCAAGCCTCTCTCTTTCCCTACGAAGGATCTCGCAGGCCGCGATCAGATCGTCGAAGAGATCGCGGCGGTCTTCGGCGTTCCCGTCTCGATGCTCAAGGCGAATGATCCGAATCTCGCGAGCGCGACCGTAGGCTTCGCATCATGGAAGCAGACGACGATCCTTCCGCTGCTCCGCATGGATGAAGAGACGCTGAACCAGAATCTTCTTCCTCTCTTCAATATCGAAGAGGATGCGTTTCTCGCCTATGACAATCCAGTTTCCGAGGATGAGCGATTTGCATTCGAGAAACTCCGCTCGATGGTCGCAGGCGGAATTATGACGGCGAACGAGGCGCGAATGCGCGAGGGTCTGGAGCCAGTCGAAGATCCCGCCGCAGAATCTCTCATGGTGAACGGACAGCCACTAGGAGGCATTTCTTCCGTTGCACCTAATCCGCAGGCTGTTTCTATGCCGAAGGCTCCTGATGGGCTTGTCGGGCCTCTGGATGAATCGCCGGATCTTTCCGATCCTCCAACAGACGCAACTCCGCAGCAAGTCGCACTCAATGGAGCGCAGATTGCAAGCCTTGTTGAACTCGCGAAGTCTGTCCAATTGGGCGAACTTCCGATGGATAGCGCGAAGACGATTGCCTTTGCCGCTTTCCCGAGCATATCCAAAGAGACAATCGATTCGATATTCAATCCGATCGTGAGAACTACCGAAGTTTCTGCTTCTGAAGATCAAAAAAAAATCTCACCGACAGAGCAGAAGGACGCGCTCTCGGATTGTGTCTCGGAGAAGATTCCGACCTTGATCGCGGAAGGCTATCCGCAGGATCAGGCCGTCGCGATCGCGTACTCGATGTGCGCTGAAGGAAAGACTCTCGACGGGATCGAGACGAAGGCGATCGGCGATATCGACACGCGGCCTCCACAGTCAGTCGCCGACAATGCTCGCCGCGCTCTCGAAGTTCGCGCTCGCAAGCCAGAGAGCGAGCGCGGAATGACTGCAGTCGGAATCGCTCGCGCTCGCGACTTGATGAATCGAGTGCGACTTTCTGAAGACACAATCCGCCGCATGGCCGCGTACTTCGAACGTCACGAAGTCGACAAGCAAGGCTCGACTTGGGACGAGCAAGGCAAGGGATGGCAGGCTTGGTACGGATGGGGCGGCGACGACGGCTTCGCATGGGCCAAGCGCAAGATCGAGGAGTTCGATCGAGAGCGCGAGCGCAATGCGGAGCGCAAGAAGAAATGCGCCTGCGGATGCGCCTCGAAGAACGGCGGCGGCGATCCTCCGGCCAAGCCATCGGAGCGCATCAGCGGAAGCGATCGCAACGAGGAAGGCTCCGCGAGCGGATCGCGCGGCGGAATTGAGATCAGCGAAGCCACAGAGAAGGCTCTACGAGCGAAGGTCGACGAGCACAACGAGAAGCACGGAGACGAGAAAGGGAAGCGCGTCGATATCGGAATGCTGAAGGCCGTCTATCGACGCGGCGCAGGCGCGTTCTCGACGAGCCATCGCACCGGAGTCGGTCGCGAGCAATGGGCCATCGCGCGAGTGAATGCGTTCCTCACGCTCGTTCGTCGTGGCAAGCCAGAGGATGCTGACTACACGACCGACTTCGATCTTCTGCCGGACGGCCATCCAAAGAAGAGCGATGCGAAAAAATCTCTTCTCTCTGATCTCTGGACGAAGGCGATCGAGGACGACGACATCAAACCGCCGCACGTTCTCACGAAGGATCTCGGCAAGGACGCGCTCAAGGAATTCGACAAGATCACGAAGCGCGAGGATGAACTCGGGAAAAGCGTCGGTCGCATCTTCGATCGACAAGTCAAGGCCGTCCTCGAACGCATTGCGAAGGAGGACGCGCCGACGCAGGAACTCGCCGCAGAAGTGCAGTCTCTTCTCGAATCAAAGAAGTGGAGGAAGGACATCGTCGACGCGCTTCGACCGTATCTCGAAGACTCGCTCGCGGCAGGGATCATCCTCGGAAAGACGACGCTTGAGAAGATGAAGGCTCTTCCCGTGAACTTCGACAAGCACGGCGAGGATCTCAAGGCATACGCTCGAACCGAATCGATCCGTCTCGCGAATCGCGCGGCAGACTCAACGAATCGTTGGACGGCAGTCAAGTTCTCGAAGGTCATCGGAGACGGAGTCGCGAACGGCGAGACGATTCCAGAGATCGCGGAGCGCGTGAAGACGTGGGCCGTGAAGGACGGAGACGCTGAACGCGCGACGACTCGCCGCGCTCTGACGATTGCTCGAACGGAAGCGCAACGCGCGAGCCGACGCGCTGAAGTCGAAGCATGGAAGGCATCCGGCGTAGTCAGCGGAAAGACGTGGCTCCTCGCGCCTGATCCGTGCGAGTTCTGTGAGGCCGCGAGCGATGCGTTCTCGAAGAATGCCGTCGGCCTTGAGGAGTCTTTCTACGGTGAAGGCTCGGAGATCATCGGCAAGGACGGAGGAATCATGGTCGCCGATTATGAAGCGATCGACGGGCCTCCGCTGCATCCGAACTGCCGCTGCGCTCTTCAGCCTCGGCTCGATGACGAGTTCGAAGCAGAAATGCAACAAGCAGAGCGCGAACTCGCCGAAGCGGAAGCAGAGAATCTCCGCCAGATCATCGCGGAGAATGCAGAAGAAATTGCAGCGATTGACGCGCAAGTCGAAAGGATCATGCGATGAACGATCTGAAGCGGAAGGCACTCGGTGCGGAACTCACTTCGACGGCGAAGGGATTCACCGCAGTCATCACGGCAGAGACGCTCGATCGCGACGGCGAGGTTCTGATTCCTGCGGGAATGAACTCGAAGGAGTTCGAGCAGAATCCGACGCTCTTCTGGAATCACGACTACGCCGAGCCAGTCGGGACGACGGTCGGCCTCAAGCGTCGAGAGCGCGACATCGTCGGCGACTTCGTCTTCGCGAAGCGGCCTGACGGATACTCCGGCGACTTCTTTCCCGAGGTCGCCGCTGCTCTCGTCGGTCAAGGCATCGTCCGCGCTGTCTCGATCGGATACGTGCCGGAGGCCGGAGGAGTGCGCCGCGCGACCGACATCGATAAGAAGAAGTACGGCGAGGACGTGAAGACGATCTACTCGCGGTGGAAGTTGCTCGAAGTCTCGCTCGCGCCATTGCAAGCGAATCCAGAAGCACTCATCACGGCAGTCAAGAAGGGAATCTGCTCTCCTGCTTCCGCGCGGAAATGGTTCGGCATCGATCCTCCGAAGCGGACGGTCGTTTCTATTTCGATTCCCGCGCACTCATCTACAAAGGCGGCGCGGTCGATCATGCTCTCTGAAACCGTAGAGCGCGAAATTGCTCGCGCTCGCGGTCGACTCTGGCTCTGACGTTCGGCAACGCTCACGGCACTTCGCTTGAAACGGGGCCTCGCTCGGAAGAGAAGAGTTGTCTCTTTGAATTCGAAAGGTACAGACAATGAAGACGATGAATCTCGATCAGTTCAAGAATGCGCTTGAAAAGGCCGCTCGCATCAAAGGTGCGGACGGCGTGGCAATGCAGAAGAAACTCATCCTCGAAGGCTACATGGTCACCGATGCCGAAGGCATGGCGGTTGATCCTGAAATGCTCGACGTGACGATCTCGGCCGCTGCTCCGGAGACTGACGCGATGAGCGATCAGGAGAAGGAACAGATCTCGAAGTCGATCCGTCGCGAAGTCGCTTCGCGTCTCGACGCGATGCCGCGCGGCCTCTCGGCCGTCGCGAACGTCGACGACAAGCCTTGGGAACGCGCTCGTGTTTACAGCGCAGGCCGCAAGGCTTTCTCCTCGAAGGAGATGGCCTGGAAGTTCGGTACGTGGTGCCTCGCAACTCTCGGCCACAAGAAGTCGGTTGAGAATTGCAAGAACTTCGGTATCGCGATCAAGGCTCATACCGAAGGCGTGAACTCGCAAGGTGGCTTCCTCGTTCCTGACGAGATGGCCGCTGAACTCGTCACGCTTCGCGAACAGTACGGCGTGTTCCGCCGCAACGCGAAGATCTACCGCATGACCTCGGACACGCTCCGCATTCCTCGCAAGAATACGGGCCTCACGGCGTACTGGGTCGGCGAAGCAATGGCCGCGACCGAGTCGACGATGGGCTTCGACAACGTGCAACTCGTCGCGAAGAAGTTGACCGCGCTCACGACTGTCTCGAACGAACTCCTCGAAGACTCGATCATCGACCTCGCGAGCGATGTCGCGAATGAAATCGCGTACCAGTTCGCCTTCAAGGAAGACGACGCAGGCTTCAACGGCGACGGTACGTCGACCTACGGCGGCGTGGTCGGCCTCGCAACTGCGCTCTCGAACGCGACCTATCAAGTCAGCGACTCCGGCGCGGTGACTAACTATTCAAACATCACGTCGGCTCAAGTTTCGACGGCGTTTGCATTGCTTCCTGCTTGGGCGTTCCAACGAAACAACGTGAAGATCTTCTGCAACAAGTCGACCTATCACACGGTCTTCGAGCGTCTCGCGTTTGCCGCAGGTGGCGCGACCGCAAGCGAAATCGTGAATGGCATCGCGACTCCAAAGTTCTTCGGAACTCCAGTCGAATTCACGCAAGTCATTCCGTACACGCCAACGACTGGAGATTCGGTCGTTGCCTACATCGGCGACCTCTCGCAATCCTGCTATCTCGGCGATCGCCGCGCGACCTCGATCGCGTTCAGCGATTCGGCTCTCAACGCCTTCGAGCAAGACGAACGCGTCGTTCGTGGAACCGAGCGCGTAGACATCGTGTGTGCGAACGTCGGATCGTCGTCCGCAACTGGTGGCATCATCAAGTTCACCTTCTGATCCATAGGAGAAACACACATGAGAAACATTGCACGAACCATCTCTGGTGGATACGCAACTGGAACGGCCTTGACGCAGATCACCTCGGCCTTCGACACGCGCGGATTTTCATACGCGACGATTTCCGTCTTCGGAGCCGCAAGTACGGTCGCTCCGCACACTGCCGCATCAAATCACGTACTCGAAGAGAGCGACAATCCAACCGCTTCATTTACCACGGTTTCAGGCTCAACGCCAAGCCCACTCGCATCGACTGCGGCCATCGCGACGACTATCGCTAAGATGGTCTACAACGTCGATCTTCGAGGTCGCAAGCGATATCTCAAGGTCACGTATTCGTCGAACTCCGCCGATACTCTGCTTGTGACTTGCGATCTGAGCAATCCTTCGGATGGCATCGCAACTATCAGCGAGCAAGGCTCCGCTTCCGGTGCATACGTCTGATCTTCTGATCTTCTGAACAGGGGAGAGAGGGTAGGGAAACCTACCCTCTCTCTTTGGAGGCAAGATGCGAAACTCTCAAAATATGCGATCGGTCGTTCTTTCAGAGGCGAGCGCATCGACACTCACGGCATCAGTCGACACGCAGGGATTCCGCTTTGCGCGTATCGCCTTTTCATCCTCATCGACTGGCGCACCGACGACGAACTGCAAACTTGAACAGTCAGACGATAATTCGACTTGGGAAGCGATTCGAGGCATCGTTCTAGCAACTGACTACACGCTCGCAACGACGACGAATCTCACGACTCGTCCGAAGGTCGTTTGGGATGTGAATCTCGCAGGTCGCAAGCGATATCTCAAGGCGACGATCGAACACGCGACCTCTGGCCGAGGTCAACTCAACGCGATGCTTCTTGATCCGATCGACGGCATCACGACCGTCGCCGAGACTGGCGCAGCGAACTACGTCATTTCGTAACGAGGAGATTGGATGCGAAACTCGCAAGACTTCAAGATGGTCGTTCTCGATCAGTCGTTCGGTCAGAGTTTTACGGCATCCGTCGACACTCAAGGATACCGATACGCGCGAATCATCTTTTGCTCGGATTCAGCGGGAAGGCTAGTCAACGGAACGAAGATCGAGCAGTCGGACAAAGGCGTCACTTGGGAGGCCATTCCGAAGATGGTCGTCGGAGTCGACTATGTTCTTCCGAGCAAGGCGACATCGACGACACAACCGAAGATCGTTTGGGATGTCTCGATGCTCGGGAAGAAGCGATTCCTCAAAGCGACCATCGAGCAGATCACCGAAGGGAACGCAATCATCATGGCTCAACTTCTTGAGCCGATCGACTCCGTCACGACTGCCGAGGAAACGGGAGTCTCGACCTACGCGCTCGGATGATCGACAAGCCTCTTTCTTTTTCCGGTGGGGAGGCGGCACGTCCGTCTCCCCTCTATCATTCCGAAGCCTCATGGCAAGGAGACAAAATGGAAGAACTGAAGGACGGAGCCGACATCGGCTCGGGCTTGACGCAGATCCGCACAGAGGACGCGATCCCTTGGCTTCGCTCGATCGCATCGCAACTCAAAGACGGAGCAGAACTTCGGCTCGAAGTTCCTGATCTCGACGGAGTGTTGAAAGCCTACAACGAAGGCGAGCCAGAGACGGAAAAGATGCTGATCGGCGATGGCGCGAAGTCGCTTTGGAATCGCGAGAAACTCTCGCGCGTTTTGAATCTCGCAGGATTCGAGATCTCACGCGGCAAGAATTGTTGGTCTTGGAACGAGACTAAGACGAAGATCTCTGTCGTCGCTCGCAAGTACTCTCGGCCTGCGCCGTCTTTCCCGATGAAAGACATCCATTGCATCATGTCGCTTCCTCGCGTTTGTTGGACGGACACGCAAGGAGTTCTGCATCATGCGGCGGCCTCGCTTGGCTTCAACGTCACGCGATCGACCGGAGTCTTCTGGGGCCAATGCCTCGAACGTCTTCTCGAAACTTGCCTGACGATGGAAGGCATCAAGTACGTTCTGACGGTCGACTACGATTCGATCTTTGACGCGGAAGACATCATTCGGCTCTGGCAAGTCATGGAGACGCGGCCTGACGTTGCCGCGCTCTGTCCGCTTCAGATCGGACGAGACAAGGATCTTCCTCTCTTCTCGATCAAGAACGACGACGGAACTCTTCTCAAGGAAATGACAGAAGATCGTCTCTATACGGACGCGCTCGAAATGAACACGGGTCACTTGGGCCTGACGCTAATTCGACTCGATGCGATCCGCGATCTTCCGAGGCCGTTCTTCCTCGGCGTTCCGAACAAGAACGGCAACTGGGAAGAAGGCCGCGTCGATGACGACATCTTCTTCTGGAATCGTCTCCGCGAAGCAGGCAAGAAAATTTGCCTCTGTCCGCGAGTTCGAATCGGACATCTTCAGAACGTCGTGACGTGGCCTGCCGAAGACTGCCGAGCAATCACGCAATATCTCTCGAAATACCATGAAGACGGGAGACCGACCGAATGCATGACCTTCTAATCGTTCTCCGAAACTGCGCGATTCACGTCGACGGCGTAGGCCGACGAGATCTCCGAGCGGGAACTATTGTGAACGTCTCGCACGAAGCAGCGAAGACGCTCGTCTCGAAGGGATACGCGAAACACGCGATCGAGCCTGCTCCGCTCTTTGTGGATTCGACTCGACTGAATCAAACGCCGAAGAAGAAGCCAAGGAGAGCCGATGGCCGTAGCGACGAACTCACTCACGACTCTGGTCAGTCTGAAGCAATATCTCGGCGTGACGACGACGACCGACGATGCGCTGATGGAGAGCCTGATCGACCGAGCGAGTGACTTCATTCAGCGATACTGCGCTCGGAACTTTGTCTCGCAGCGATACTACGAGTGGCACGACACATATGGCGCGGATCGAATTGCGCTGAAGAACAATCCAGTCGAGCACGTTCGATTTGTCGGAGTAGGCTACGACAATGCGATCTCCGTTCAATCGACAGTCCCAAGCGATATTTCCGTGACGGTCGGAGTCGATAGCGATCACGTTCATCTTCATCGAATCAATTCGTCTGGAGTCGAGACATCGATCGAAACCGTGTTCGCAACGTATCCGTCGACAAATCTCCTTGCGGCGGCGATCTCTGGCGTAACTGGATTCTCGGCAAGCGCGGTCTTGAATTTGCCGACCAAGTACCTTCGCAAGATCGCAGGAGCGGATCTCAAGCAGAAGACAATCTACCTTCAGGCTCCGACGGATTCGCTGACTGACTACATGATCGACGATCCGAGGGGAATCATTTACGGCCCTACGCTGACGCAGTATCGTTCGTTCTTCGTTGACTATGAAGGCGGATACGGAGTGATTCCATACGATCTTCAGCAAGCGACGATCGAGATGGCATCTCGTCTCCTGAACTCGCGGAAGCGCGATCCGAACCTTCAGAGCGAATCGCTCGGCGGATATTCGTACTCGCTTCGATCTGTCTCGGATCTCGACTCGTCAACCAAGTTGGTTCTCGATTCGTATCGGAGGCTCCGATGAGCATCGAGACGCTTGTCAATCAGTTCGGAATGACGCTGTACATTCGTCTTCCGGCGTACACGGTTGAATCAGACGGATCGATCTCTCGGCAGTATGGCCGAGTCTTTACGGCGACCGGATTCATTCAGCCTTCGTCGCAAAGCGAGCCAGTCATTCAAGGACGATACGAAGGACGAACGTCCGCGACGATCTATTTCGTCGGCGCACTCTCGATCGGCATCGACTACGAGATTCACGACTCGGAAAGTTTGACTGCTCGACAATGGCGCGTGACGGGAGTAGTCAACCCTGCGGAACTCGGGCAGACTGGCGCACGGCCTTCGCTGAATATGACGGTCGTCGACTGCGTAGAAGTTGAGCCGAATGCAGAAATCGGCGGCGTAGAAGGACTGGTCAACGAATGAGTGGCGCGAAGTTCAATCACGA